AACAGACCAGTTATATGATAAAACGAAACGAAGTGCGGATATACCCGCTGGTCTTGGTGTCTCGTTTGAGCGATTGGGATTAGCTTATGGTCAGGTCAAAGCGAGAAGCTGGCTCGATGGTAAGGAACTACGCCAATTTGCGTATGCAGGTCTTCCTATGCTCGAAAAGATTGCAAATATGTACACTCGCGAGCGTGGAAGAAGCTACACTACGAGGGATGTGCGTGATATGATAACGAAACGCGAAGTCTCTTTTGAGGATGTTGATAAGATTTTTGAGGAGCTTACTGACAAGGGCGGTCAGTTTTATCAAATGCAAAACACCCTTTCCGAAACACTCCTTGGTAGATTTTTGAAATTAAAAGACGCTTGGGAGATAATGCTTTCAGGATTTGCTCGTGGTGATAGTGTTGTCGGTGGGTTCTTTAAAAAGGCACTTAATGGAATCACTGCCGTTGTGCAGGGACTTGACAAGATGGGGCCAGTTATCCTTGCAGCGTTTAGTGGATTTGCTATTAAGCGTGCAGGGATTGCACTTGGTGGTAGTACGGCAAAGGATATTCTCTCGGCGAAATCAAATCTCGCAGCAAGATACCAAGAGAAGGCCTTAACGGGAGAGTTGAGTGCTGTGGAGCGTCAAATCCTTGCAACAAAACGGCAGATTACGGCGCAGGATTTAAAGACGCTCGCATCTTCGGGTGCTATAACAAGGCAAGAACTCCAACGGCTGCTGTTGTCAAGGAAAATCACATCACAACAATACGCACAGGCAATGGCTGTCTTGGCAACATCGAACAATATGACGGCTCTATCTGCGAAAACGCAAATTCTATTAAGGTCTGTTGCTATGAATGGTGGTACTATTTGGCAAAGGTTTAAACTCGGTGGTATGGCCGCATTTTCTTTACTCGGAACAGGCGCAAAAGCACTTGGTGCCACACTTTGGTCGGCTATTGGTGGGCTGCCAGGCCTAATCATTACTGGAGCCACGATGGCTCTTACTTATCTTTGGCAAAAGAGTGAAGAGTTAAAGCAAGCACAACAACAAGCCACTGATGAACTCGAAAATAGAAATAAAAGTTTAAAAGAGTTCATTGACACAAATGATATTAGCAACGCAATCACAAAAGGTGGGCAGGACTTAGAGAATAGCATTGAGTCTTACAAGGATAAATTAAAAGAGATTGCGCCATACAACTATAATGCCTACATGATGACAGCGAACGAAAAGAGTTCGCATGAGGAACGTTTGAAATATCTAAAGAAGCAATTAGATTTACTTCTTAAAGCAAACGAAATCTCAAAAAAGAAGTCGAACAAGTTTATTGAAGATTTCAAAGGCGATTTCGAGGGTTTATCTGACAACAGAAAGAATTATAGAAAGCAGCAAGAACAAGGTTTCAGTATTGGTATGCGTGCGAATGATAATCAGTTTAATATGAATATCAGGAGCCTTGCCGCAAAACTTTCAGAGGAATTTCCACATGTAGCGACAGACCCGAAGATGCGTGAAGCAATGAAGATGCTGCGCGCAAATATATATAGCCAGTTATCAGTCGACCCCGAAGACCAACTTCATATCAATGTAAAATTGGATGAATTGATGGGATTAGACCCCTCATCTAATTTCTCTGAAAAGGTTGAGGATAAACTCCGCTCTGTTGTGGACAACCCCAAAAATAAAATAATCCTAAAGAATGGCGTTACAGAGTATGCGTCAACCATCGCTGAAAAAATAAAGAATGGACAACAACTCACAAAAGCAGAAGAGGAACTTCTGCGTAAGTGCTATAAGCAAGCTATCGCCCAATTAAAAAAAGACTATCCCGAATATGCGACAAACTTGCAAAAACTTCTCAACGATTCGCAGTTTTATGCCAATGTAAAAGTCAACTTTGTTGGTACAAGAGCAACAGGCCTGCAATCGCAAATATATAAGAATTTCCCAACACTTGGTGACAACTATGCGAAAGCGAGAAATCTTGCAACCTCTTGGATTGAGAATGAGAGCGTGTATGACGCTATAAATAATGGGCGAAAGGAAATCGATAAGCGTTATAATGAATGGCAGTCTCGCAATAAGGCTTTTAAAAAGGGTAAGATTACAGAAGCAGAAGTAAGAGCTGCAAAAGCTAATTATGATGAATCTGTACTCGCTTTAAAGACAGGATATGGCGATGAATACACAGGCGAACCAAAGAAATCGAATAAGTCAGGAAAGAAAGCCTCCGATGCAGCAAAGCGAGAGTGGGAAAAACAACAACGCAAGATATTAAAAGGATGGCAGGAACGCAAACGCCTTCTCGAAGAGTATTACGAAACATGGAATAAGTGGCGTAATATTGAGGGAAAGGATAATGCAAAGGGGCATGTGCGGTCAGATAAACGCTTTGCATCTGTCAGCAATGAGTTTAAAGACCCCGAAGTACTCGGTGAGAACCTCGACAAACTTGCGGTAAAATACTCTAAACTCGCGAAAACAGAAGAGCAGTTAAGCTTTGTTCGTGAGACGCGTGCCGAAGCAGCAAAGCGCGAAGCAGACTTAGAACTCGAGTTAGCAGAAAAGTCAATGAGGTCTTTGTCTGAAAAGTTAGATTTGCTATCTAAGCAATATACAATGTACCAAAAGCTTGCAAAGGTCGCAGGTAGCAGCACCGCAGCCCATTATGCCTTTGGTAGTTCTCACATTGGTCTTGCTGGAGAGTGGAGCTATTACGAGTATTTGAAAGACTATTTGAATGGTCTGAATGGCAAGGTGAATATAAAGCCGTTTATCAATGGGGGCAATGGCAATAGTAAACAGGAAGCAACTATTTACGCTCGTGCCTTAAAAGGCGTTGATTTTAGTAAGTATGGCGGTCTTGAAGGCGTTCTCCAAATGTCAGATAGTCGCATCAATGACGAGTTCGGTAAAGATAGAGACTTGTCAAAGATGCTCATTGACTTCAAAAAGGAAGTCGACAAGTTAGACGAAAAGATTGCCGACACACTTGTTTCAGGATATACTTATTTCCAAAATTATGATGAAGAGATAAAAGCTATCAATAAATCGTATGATGAACAGATTGAGCGACTTGAAGAGCGCAATAGACTGAATAGAGAGAATGATAAATACATTTCAGACGAAGCATTGCGAAAGGGGAAGGTTGTATTAGAGCAACAGCGTGAGCGAGATAAGGCCAATGTAAACATGGAGGCGATGAAGCACTCTAAAGATTATTATAATTTCTTTGGTGCTATCACCACTCTTAACACAAAAGATGCAGAAGCGTATGCCAACTCTATTCGTGAACTTGTCAACAAAGCCTTTCAAAGCGGTGCTATTGATGCAAGGGAATATTCCAAGCAAATCAAGCAGATTAACGAGCAGATGGATAAGCTGAATAACCAACATTCAGACTTTATTACCTACATCCAAGGCGGACTTGATGCTGTCGTACAAAAATATAAGACAAAAGGAGACGAACTGCAAGCGCGAGGTTCTTTTGATTATGGAGAAGCGCAAAGGAATTTCCAAAAAGCAAAAGTTGATGGGGATTTGAATGGCATTTCAAAGTCAATCTTCGATATGCAGCAAGCTAAGGGAATGCAGGCGAATGGTGAAGCCATGTCGAAAGCTGCCAACAACATGAAAGGGACTGTCAGTGTTATTGATGCTATTGTAAATGGCATTAATAATATTGTGCAGGGCATGAAGAGGTTTGTTGACCAAATCGCAGACGATTTCGATACCATGGGGAAAGGTGGCAATGGTATTCGCGATAGTAAAGGTTATCAATTTGTCAGTGGTTTTTCGGAAGCTTCACAAGGAGCCGCTGACGGATGGAACAACCTAAAGAATGGTAATGTAATGGGTGCTGTCACAGGCGTTTACCGCTCGTTCTCTGGGTGGTGGACAGGTTTTGCGAGAACACATGATGCGAAGTTGGAACGTCAGATACAGATTGCGGAACGTCAATTAAAGGCGCTTGGAAACCTACAAAACTCTATTGAACGGCATCTTAAAACGACACTTGGCGGTGTTTATCATTACAAATCGAACGAGGCGGACATCAATAAGATTAAGGATGGTCTTAATAATTATTCCCTTGCAAAGAATGGTGTTGAGTATGGGCATGACACTCGATTGGCAAGCAAAGCGATAGGCGCTGGTACAGGTATCGCTGTTGGTGCAGGTTCCGCCGCCCTTGCTGGTGCAATGCTCGGTTCTGCTGTTGGTCCAATAGGAGCAGCCGTTGGTGCCGCTGTCGGTGCTATTGCTGGATTTGTTATTGGTGGGCTGTTTGGCCACAAGAAAAGAAAGCATGAGACAATCTATCAAGATGATACGAATGTGGCAATGGAGAGAGCAAATCAAACGCGTGAATATTACGACCAACAATATGCTGTAATGAAAATGCAGCGTGACCAAATGGAGGATAAGCTCAACAAGGAGAAAGAAAAGAAAAAGAAAGATGAGGGAAAGATAGATGACTATGAAAGTCAGCTCGCAGAGGTTAAGGAAAAAATCGCAACCTTTGCTATGGATATGGCGAAGAACCTGTATCAAATAGATTTGAAGTCATGGGCAAGCGAACTCACAAAGGCTATTGTCGACGCATGGACTAAGGGTGAGGATGCGGCGAAAGCGTACCACGATAAGGTGAAAGACCTCATGCGTAACCTCGCAACGAATATTATTTCTACGCGTATAATGGAGTATAACTTGAAGTCTGTTGAAGCACTTTTACAGAAAAAGATGACAGATAAGAGTGGTAAATTAGATGCGGACGACATTATTGAGTTGGCAGATGAATTGGATGCGCAAACGACAAAGTCTGTTGATAACATTACAGCTGTACTTGAAAGATTAAAGGCTCATGGGTGGGATTTATCGCAGAATGGCTCAAATTCTATCAGCAATGGTATTAAGTCTATAACAGAAGAGACCGCAGATATTATTGCAAGCTATCTCAACGCGATACGCTTAGATGTGTCTGTCAATAGGGTAACATTGCAACGAATATATGATTCCGTTTCCACGTTGTCGACAATGAATATTATTGCAAGTGCGCAGTTGTCAACGCTAAATGCCATTTCGGCAAACACATTGCGAAATGCAGATTATTCAGAACGTATTTTGAGACTGCTCAATGAAGTCACAACGCCAGGAGTTAAGAAAGTAAACATCAATTAATAGATATGGAATTATTTAAAAAGAAAAACAGGTTATCGTGCGAACTAAAAAGTGAAGGTCGTCAGTTAGGTATGTGCGATGAAATCTACGATGTTTGGAATGGTTATGAAACAATCGACGATTTGTGTAGGTTGTATGCAGATAATATTGAGTTTATCATTAATCATCCCGAATGGAAATTGAATAAAACGTTAAAGAGATACGCAGATTTAGAAACGTTACACAAGCATGGTATTTATATTGATGAGAAAATAGCGCTATCCAATATCAATGGTGCTATCATCAATGGAACTTCCGACATGACTATTAATATGGATGGTTACTCTTCTGTTGAGGCCTATGTTCGTGAGGATAGTGAAGTGCATCTAAATCTAAGCGGTCATTCCATAGCGTATATAAACTTATACGACAATGCAAAGATTGATGTCCACACTAAAGATAACGCAAAATGCTTTGTCTACAAATATGGAGGTGGTGTCGATGCTCATGGCGATGTAAAGGTTAGAGATAGAAAGAAGTAAAAAAAATGGGCATAGTTAAAAGTAGCTATGCCCAAATATATTACATTGCTATTACTTTCTATTGCGTGGAGTATATGTAATAGAAACTACGCCCTTTGATTGGAGTGGTGTAAAAAGGACAAGCATTGATGCATCCTTTAATGTAAGTGCGTTAATGAAAGCGAACTTACCATTGAACTCTTTTGGTACAATCTCATACCGCTCACTTAAAAAGTTAGAAATGTTTGGTATTCCTGTTGTCGCTTTTAATATTACCATGCAAGATGACAACTTCCCATTTTCAAATTCATAGTCGATTGCTTGGTCATTTGTTTGGTTAGAATAAATGAGTTCGTTTGTGCTTTCTGAAAATGGCGTTCCACACCTTTTGATTACTTCATCTTTGCTGATGCCAAACTCTGTTATCGGCTCCATGAATAGCGAATATTTTGGTCGAACAACAACCTTGCATTTCTTTACCTTTCCACCACTATGTGCTACAATGTACGTTTCGCCAACATGGACGCTCTTTACACTTCCATCATTAGACACGGATGCAACATAAGGGTTTTCACTTTCCCAACTAACACCTTGTGCGGATGACGTGAGTTTAATGACATTATTATTCCCCGTAAAAGAAATTTCTGATTGACTAATGGAAAACACATCATCATTATCATCTGACGACGAACAAGAAACCAATGCCACACCTACCGAAATGATTGTGAGCATCACAAGAAGATACTTTTTCATA